CGGTGTGTATAGCAAAAATGAGCTTGTAGGTTTTACGCCATTTTCAACTTATGAATTTGTAGTTGAGGGCCAAAGATTATATAGAGTTTTAAATAAATTTATTACAATTAAATATGAATATCAAGGAAACGAAGAAGCTTATAATCCAAGCTGGGCACAAGGCAGTTGAAGAATTAATTAATGTTGCTAAAGAAAAGATTATTACAAACACAGAAGACGATGTTTCGGCTGATAGATTAAAAAATGCAGCAGCTACAAAGAAGTTAGCTATATTTGATGCATTTGAAATATTAAATAGAATCCAAGAAGAAGAAAATATACTTGATGGTAAAACACCACAAGAGCAAGAAAAGAAAATATTCAAAGGATTTGCAGAAGGAAGATCTAAGTAATGTACGAGCAGAGTTTAGTAAAGGTTATAGAACCTATAAAGAAAACAACAATAACGCGGTTAAACCGCACTAAAAAATGGAAATATGGATACAATAAAGAACATGATATCGTGGTTATATCTAAAACTGGTAAAATTGGTGACATACTTGAGATCCAAGGCTTGCGCGTTGCTTTGCCAGTGCTGCCATTGCACGTGCACAAAAACGAAGTAAATAAGTGGCAAAGAATAGAATATCCAAAAGAACTAGGTAAACTTAAAAACATATTTGATTGGAGGTCTTATCCTGAAGAACAAAAAGAACAGTGGTATGATTATATAAACGAAGAGTTTAAACGTAGAGAAGAAGGCTTTTGGTTTATGAATAACAAAACCCCAACATATATAACAGGTAGTCACTACATGTATTTACAATGGAGTAAAATAGACGTAGGCGCTCCAGACTATAGAGAAGCAAATAGACTATTTTATATATTTTGGGAGGCATGCAAAGCAGACAAACGGTGCTATGGCATGTGTTACCTTAAAAATAGACGTAGTGGTTTTAGTTTTATGTCATCTGCTGAAACAGTTAATTTAGCTACAATATCGAGTGATAGTAGATATGGTATACTTTCTAAATCAGGTTCAGATGCTAAAAAAATGTTTACAGATAAAGTTGTCCCAATATCAGTTAACTATCCTTTCTTTTTTAAACCGATACAAGACGGTATGGATAGACCTAAGTCTGAACTTGCTTATCGTGTACCTGCGAGCAAGTTTACACGTAAAAAAATTGTTGCAAACGAACAACAAGAAGACTTAGTTGGACTTGACACCACTATTGATTGGAAAAATACAGGTGACAATAGTTATGATGGTGAAAAACTAGCGCTACTTGTGCATGATGAAAGTGGTAAGTGGGAAAGACCAGACAATATATTAAATAACTGGAGAGTAACAAAAACTTGTCTTAGACTTGGTAGTAGAATTATAGGTAAGTGCATGATGGGTAGTACTAGTAATGCTCTAGATAAAGGAGGTGATAATTTTAAAAAATTATATTATGATTCAGATGTCACAAAAAGAAACCGCAATGGACAGACAAAGTCTGGTTTATATTCTCTTTTTGTCCCAATGGAATGGAACTATGAAGGATTTCTTGACGAATACGGACAACCAGTCTATAATATGCCTGATCATGATGTCTTCGGACCAGATGGCGAGTTAATAGATTATGGCATAATAGATCACTGGGATAACGAGGCAGAAGGTTTAAAAAATGATCAAGACGCATTAAATGAGTTTTACAGACAGTTTCCAAGAACTGAAGAACACGCTTTTAGAGATGAAGCAAAAAACAGTATATTTAATTTAGTAAAAATATATGAACAAATAGATTATAACGACGGTATTGGTGCTCAAGGTAATGTAAATACTGGTAATTTTCAATGGGTAAATGGAATAAAAGATACACAAGTTATATTTTATCCAGATCCAAAAGGTAGATTTAACGTAAGCTGGTTTCCACCAACTCATTTGCAAAACAAAATAATAGTTAAAAAAGGTATTAAGTATCCTGGTAATGAACACATGGGTGCTTTTGGATGTGATAGTTATGATATATCAGGAACTGTAGATGGTAAAGGTTCTAACGGTGCTTTACACGGTTTAACTAAGTTTAGCATGGAAGACGCGCCGCCTAATCATTTTTTTTTAGAATATATAGCAAGACCACAAACTGCTGAAATATTTTTTGAAGATGTACTAATGGCATTGATATTTTATGGCATGCCGTTACTAGCAGAAAACAATAAACCTAGATTATTATATCATTTAAGACGTAGAGGTTACAGGGGATTTAGCATGAACAGACCTGATAGACTTTGGAATAAACTATCAACAACAGAAAAAGAAATAGGTGGTATACCAAACTCTAGTGAAGATATTAAACAAGCACATGCTGCAGCTGTTGAGATGTACGTGCAACAGCATGTTGGGCATTTAGAAGATGGTGTTTACGGTAATATATATTTTAATAAAACACTAAACGATTGGGCTAGGTTTGATATAACAAAAAGAACTAAGTTTGACGCAACAATAAGTTCTGGACTAGCTGTTATGGCTTGCAATAGAAATTTATATAGGCCAAACGCTAAAATTGAAAGAGACAAATTAAACATAAGTATTGCTAAGTATGCTAATACTGGTAATACATCTAAAATAATAAAATAACAGATGGCAGAGTATATTAACAATTATTTCCCGAGTCAAGTTGTAAGTGATGCAGAAAAACTTAGTTATGACTATGGATTAAAAGTTGCTAAGGCTATAGAACACGAGTGGTTCAATAAAGATCAAGGTATTAATAGGTACCACAAACATTATAACGATTTTCATAGATTAAGATTATATGCCGAAGGTAATCAATCAATTCAAAAATATAAAGACGAGCTATCTATTAATGGAGATTTAAGTTATTTAAATTTAGACTGGACTCCTGTACCTATAATACCTAAATTTGTAGATATAGTTGTAAATGGTATATCAGAAAGAACATATGAAGTAAAAGCTTATTCTCAAGATCCTTACGGTGTAGAAAAAAGAACTCAATACATGATGTCTATTATAGATGACATGAATAGTAGAGAGATGAACGATTTTGTTCAAGAAAGCTTTGATATAAATCTATATGAAAACAATCCTGATGAATTGCCAGAAACACAAGAAGAGTTAGAGTTACACATGCAGCTTTCTTACAAACAAGCTGTAGAAATAGCAGAAGAGCAAGCTATAAACGTTTTAATGGATGGCAATAGATACGATCTAATTAAAAAAAGATTTTATAGAGATTTAACTGTTTTAGGAATTGGTGCTGTAAAAACAAACTTTACAACTTCAGAAGGTGCTAAAATAGAATATGTTGATCCTGCTGATTTAGTTTATTCTTATAGCGAGTCTCCTTATTTTGAAGATATATATTATGTCGGTGAAGTAAAAACAATACCTATAAATGAATTAGCAAAACAATTTCCTTTTTTAGAACAATCAGATTTAGAAGAAATAATAAGCTCAAGATCTTTATACACAAACAACTCTTACAAAAACGCTAGTAGTTATGATGAGTTTGATACTAATAAAGTTCAAGTTTTATATTTTAATTATAAAACATATATGAACGAAGTGTATAAAATGAAAGAAACAAATAGTGGTGGTAATAAAGCAATAGAAAAAGATGACAAATTTAATCCACCTGAAGGTATGGAAGGTGATTTTTCTAGATTAGATAGAATTATAGAGGTTTTATACGAAGGCGCTATGATTGTTGGTACTAATAAGCTTGTAAAATGGGAAATGGCTAAAAATATGATGAGGCCAAAAAGTGATTATACTAAAGTTAAAATGAATTACAGTATAGTAGCGCCTCGTATGTATAAAGGAAATATAGACTCTTTAGTAAAAAGAATTACTGGTTTTGCTGATATGATTCAGCTTACACATTTAAAGTTACAGCAAGTAATGTCGCGTATGATACCTGATGGTGTTTATTTAGACGCGGATGGACTTGCTGAAATAGATTTAGGTAATGGTACTAATTATAATCCACAAGAAGCTTTAAACATGTTTTTTCAAACTGGTTCTGTAATTGGTAGATCATTTACTTCTGATGGAGATATGAACCCTGGCAAAGTGCCAATACAAGAAATAACGTCTGGTAGTGGTGGTAATAAAATTCAAGCTCTTATAGGTAACTATAATTACTATCTACAAATGATACGTGATGTAACTGGTTTAAACGAAGCTAGAGATGGTAGCACGCCAGACGATAGAGCTTTAGTTGGCATACAAAAAATAGCTGCAGCTAACAGTAATACAGCTACAAGACATATACTAGACTCTGGCTTATTTTTAACAACAGAAGTTGCAGAGCAATTATCACTTAGAATATCTGACATTATAGAATATTCACCAACAAGAGATGCTTTTATACAAAGTATAGGTGTTCATAATGTTGCTACATTAGAAGAAATGTCAGAATTACATTTATATGACTTTGGTATATTTATAGAGCTAATGCCAGATGACGAAGAAAAAGCAATGCTTGAAAATAATATACAAATGGCGCTGCAACAGCAAACTATAGATTTAGAAGATGCTATAGATGTAAGAGAAATAAACAATGTTAAGCTTGCTAATCAAGTTTTAAAAATTCGTAGAACTAAAAAAATGCAAGACGATCAACTACGACAAGAACAAAACATGCAAGCGCAAGCACAAGCTAACGTGCAACAACAACAAGCTGCAGCACAAATGGAAGTACAAAAACAACAAGCACTTACTCAATCTGAAGCTCAGTTAGAACAACTAAAAGCTCAATTAGAATTGCAAAAAATGCAGCAAGAAATTCAGGCAAAGCAACAATTAATGCAGCTAGAATTTGAGTTTAATATGAGACTAAAAGGTCTTGAAACTGAAAATTTAAAATTAAGAGAAAGACAAAAAGAAGATCGTAAAGATGAAAGAACTAGAATACAAGCTAGTCAACAATCCGAATTAATAGAACAAAGAAAAGGCAACCAATCAGCTAAACAATTTGAATCTGCAGGTAATGATATATTAGGAGGAGAATCAATAGGTGATATGTCTCAGTTCGGACCTAGATAAAATTATTAATTATTATTATATTATATTATGGCAAAAAAGAAAAAAGAAACAGAAAATGTTACTAAGGTAGATCTTAGTCAAAAAAAACAAAACAACGAAGACAATGTTATCAAGGTAAATTTAGATAAAAAACCAGAAGAAAAAAATGAAGCTAAAGAAGAACTTGTTGAAGATAACACTGACAACGCAGGAGTGGTTACAGAGCTTAAAAATGCTGAGCCCGTACAAAAACAAGAAGAAGTACAACCGGAAGCAGAAACACAAGAATCACCGATTGTAGAAGAGATAAAACAAGAAGAAGAAGTAAAAGAGCAAGTTGAAGAACTTACCGAAGAAGTGGAAGAAGCTGTAGCTGAAGCTCAAGAAACTGGTAAACCACTTCCAGAAAACATAGAAAAGCTTGTAGAGTTTATGAGCGAAACTGGTGGTAGTTTAGAAGACTATGTAAGATTAAATCAAGATTATTCTCAATTAGATAATTTATCGTTGTTGAGAGAATTTTATAAACAAACTAAACCACATTTAAACTCAGAAGAAATAGACTTCATGATGGAAGATGCTTTTTCTTTTGATGATGAAGTGGATGAAGATGTAGATATAAAAAGAAAAAAACTAGCTTTGAAGGAGCAAGTTGCTCAAGCAAAGTCGCACTTAGAAGGTGCAAAAACCAAGTATTATGAAGAAATACAATATGGCAACAAGTTGACAAAAGAACAACAAAAAGCTATTAGTTTTTTCAACAGATACAACAAAGAGTCAAAAGAACAGCAACAAATAGCTGAAAAACAAACTCGTACTTTTTTAAATAAAACTAATCAATTGTTTAACAAAGAGTTCAAAGGTTTTGAATACAACGTTGGAGACAAAAGATTTAGATATAATGTAAAAGATACTAGTTCTGTTAAACAAACCCAAAGTGACATTAATAATTTTGTTAAGAAGTTCTTAAATAAAAATAATGAAATGGAAGATACTAAGGGTTACCATAAAGGTTTATTTACAGCTATGAATGCTGATGCCATTGCAAAACATTTTTACGAACAAGGTAAAGCTGATGCTTTAAAAAACAGTATAGCTAAATCTAAAAACGTTAGTATGGACCCAAGACAAGAATATAGTAGTAAGGTCAATACTGGCGGTATAAAAGCAAGAGTGTTAGGCAATAATTCTAATGACTTTAAATTTAGAATTAAAAATAACAAATAACAATTAAAATTACAAAATTATGGCAATTACTGCAGGAGGATTGTTGAATAGTGTTCCATCTGTTACTAAACAGACATTATCTGACAATTACTTAGATTTGGCGTCGTCAGCGGGAGCTGGATGGGCGCAACAATATGTACCAGACTTAATGGAGCAAGAAGCTGAAGTTTTCGGACCGAGAACTATTTCAGGCTTTTTAGCGCAAGTTGGGGCTGAAGAGGCTATGACTGCTGATCAAGTAGTATGGTCTGAACAAGGAAGATTACATTTATCGTACACTGGGCAAATCACTGATGGTGACGCTGGTACGGTAGCTGGTGGTCAAATTACATTAGCTAAAGATATTGATGGTGTAGCTTTAACTGGCAACAACCACGGTATTAGAGTTAACGATTTAGTTATCGTTGCTTCTTCTGAGGCTGTTGTTAAAGCAATAGTTACTGACGCTAATGTTGGTACTGATTTAGTTATTGAAGTTGCTCCTTTTGGCGTAGCTACTTTAAACGCTGCTGGGTTTACTGACAACCAAGGTGCTAACTCTGTTACTGTATTAGTTTACGGTTCTGAGTTTAAAAAAGGTGATAACTACCAAGGTTCTGCAACTAGACAAGCTAACACTCCACAATTTAAATCTTTTACTAATAAACCAATTATAATGAAAGATTACTACGAAGTATCAGGATCTGACGCTTCTAAAATTGGTTGGGTTGAGGTTTCTTCTGAAGCTGGCGCTTCTGGATACTTATGGTATTTAAAAGCTGAAGCTGATACTAGAGCTCGTTTCACTGACTATATTGAAATGGCAATGTTAGAGTCTAAAATGGGTGGTGATGCAAGTGACGCTTATTCTGGAACTGAAATCGCTGCTGATGACTTAGTTGATGATTACTTAGAAGGCGGAACTGCTACTTATAGCGGTGCTGTTCACGGTACTCAAGGATTATTTGACGCTATTGAATCTAGAGGTAATTTAACTTCTGGTGTTACTGGTGTTAACCCTGCTACTGATTTAGCTGAGTTCGATGCAATACTTGCTGAGTTTGATAAGCAAGGTGCTATTGAAGAGTACATGATGTTTGTTAACAGATCAACTAGCTTAGCTATTGATGATATGTTAG